GAAGGCAGCGTTGAGTGTCCAGAGTGTGAAAAATCCATATTTCTTGAGGTAATGACAAACGTATCAGCGATTATTAACGTCAAGCCTATTAACTAATTACCTTGCTCAGGGCGAATAGAGCCGTTACCGCCAGTAGTGACGACAGAACGCTGGCAGCGATGATTGACATTCCTTACGTGCATAGCATGTGCTTTGAAAAAGCAGTCAAGGCAAAGCCGAACGCCCACGATACGGGCACCCTATTTTAATTAGAAGGATAATAATAATGAGCAAGAGTACGTCAGACCTATGCGACACCCTATTTGATTTAATGATGGAAATCAGAAACAACACAGACGATGAAGCCCACGCAAGATTGGTCGATTCAGCCAATGCAATACTACCTATTGCAGCCCAATACACCGACATTAAGCGCACCGAAAACGAGCGTTACAATGCGGTAAACAAGCGCGGTGAGATACTGTCGAAAATTGCACCAGAGGAAACTGTAAAGGCGTTTACGGTTAAGGTTGTTGAGCATGGCTAAGGTTATCGGTTACACACCGCAAATGCTCGAATGGTTAGAGGTGAATCAAGCAGGTATCAGCAGACAGGAATTGACCGATAAATTTAATAAGCGCTTTGGTGTGACAGTCAATGTCGGCTCAATCATAAACCTATGTGCTCGCAAAAAGTGGATAAGCGGATTAACTGGCCACCTAAAGAAAGGCAGCACACCTTGGAATAAAGGCGTTAAACTTACAGAAGAGCAGGTTGAAATACTGCGCCAGCGTGCCACGGGTCGCAAACATTCTGAAGAAACACTTGCCAAAATGCGTATGCGTACACATACCGAAGAAACCAAACAGAAAATGCGTGAGGCAAAACTGGGTCGCAGTCTTCGTGAGGAAACAAAACAGAAGTTGCGTATCGCAATGCTTGGTCAGAAGCGTGGGCCTGAGTTTGCCGCCAAAGTTTCCGAGGCAAAGCGTGGCAAGAGCAATGGCCGTCTTGGGCATATGGTGGCAGAAGAAACAAAGAAGCGTATTGGTGACGCACAACGTGGCGAACTCAACCATATGGCAGGTCGCAAACATACTCCAGAAACAAGAGAGAAAATGAGGATTGCACACATGAAACGAAATAAACCACAAGCCTATCTTGCTTGGGTGGCTGAAGGCAACGTCCCAACCCCCGCAGAGGAGAACACATAATGGCCGTCACGCTCAACGCAAATACGTCAACGGGTTTTATTGCCACCTCTGACACATCGGGAGTCCTCCAACTTCAAACTGGTGGGACAGCGGCTGTCACTGTGGATGCTTCACAGAATGTGGGGATTGGTACTGTTTCGCCTTCATTTGTTTCTGGTTATGGGGGCGTGCAGATTAACGGCGGAAGTAACGGAAGCGTTCTTCGTTTGACAAACAGCACTACTGGTACTACCTCAGCAGACGGTTTTGATTTAATTCTTGGGCAGGGCAGTAGTGATGCTTATGTATGGCAACGTGAATCTGCTCCATTAGTTTTTGGCACTGCCTCCACAGAACGTATGCGTATCGACTCCTCTGGTAATGTGGGGATTGGTACTACAAGCCCTGCAACCACTTTGCATTTGAATGGCGCTACATCAGGCGCAGCAAAGCTGCGTGTTGGGCGCTCAACTTCAGATACCAACTTTATCCAGCTTCAAATGAATGGCGGGGATTCTGTAATTGTTGCTAACGGCGTTACTGGTACAAACGGGTCGCTTCTGTTTGGTCGTGATGCAAACACAGGTACTTTTACAGAAAGTGCCCGTTTCGACGCCAGCGGTCAATTCCTAATTGGAACAACAACATCAAACTCAAACTATGGGTTAAGAATTTCTGGCAATCGAGGAATTGAGTTAGTTGGGTGGGGTAATGCCCGTGGCGAAGCAATGAATTTAACAGCACATAACACAAGCAATGCAGATGTAATTTATTTCAATACTTCTGCTGCACAAGTTGGGAGGATTTCAATTACATCAAGTGCAACATCATATGTAACTTCATCAGACTACCGCCTGAAAGAAAACATTGCACCAATGACTGGCGCATTGGAAAAGGTGGCTTTGCTTAAGCCATGCACATACAAATGGAAAACAGACGGGTCTGATGGTCAAGGGTTTATTGCTCACGAACTTCAAGTTGTAGCGCCAGATTGCGTTGTTGGCGAAAAAGACGCTGTAGATGCTGACGGCAATCCCAAGTATCAAGGTGTTGATACCAGCTTCTTGGTTGCCACACTGACAGCCGCCATCCAAGAACAACAAGCCATCATTCAAACACTGACTGACCGCATCACTGCTTTAGAAGGAACCACACCATGACTTTAATTCTCAGTGGCACAGACGGCCTCTCCGATGTAGACGGTTCTGCCGCAACCCCTGCTATCAGGGGAACGGACGCTAACACAGGCATCTTCTTCCCTGCGGCTGACACTATTGCCTTTTCTGAAGGTGGCGTGGAGTCGATGAGGATTGATAGTGCGGGCAACTTGGGCTTGGGTGTTACGCCTAGTGCTTCAACAACTGCTGGAACAATCTACTTTCCAAGTAACACGACATTTGGCAGATACGGCTATACGCAAAACTCGTACTTTAACGGCACGAACTACATTTATAGCTCTAGCAGTCAAGCTTCTTTGTACCAAGCATCAAGCGGTCAACACGTTTTCTACACCGCCCCATCTGGCACAGCAGGGAACACAATCAGTTTCACCCAAGCAATGACTCTGGATGCGAGTGGGAATTTGGGGATTGGTACGAGTTCGCCTAGCGCACAATTAGACGTTAGCAGAAGTTCAACTAGCGGCTACAGCACATTTAGATTATCAAATTCTGGCGCTTCTGGAAAAACTTACGAGATTGGTGTTGGTGGTAACGCCCCACGTACCGGACTGGTCGCCGGTGCCCATGAGTGCGAGCCGGAGGGAAGGGGAGTATGTGCTTGCCATCAGTCGCCTCTAACGTTCATGTCACCACCGGGGTCCACCCGCCGGAGGGTCCGGCGCCTACCGGAACCCAGCCGCCGGAAGGCCCCGGCGGGATCGGGTTCCAGATGAGTATACTACCGACGCGCCCTTGTGTAGAGACCCCTGTCGGGAAGATGTTCGTGTCGGCCTCGACGGTCAAGCTTCCAAGCGTTGCCGTGGCAAAGAGGCCAGTAAGCATGACGTTGACATTGATCATCACCGTCAAGTCGCCCTGGGCCAGCGTCGCAATGACGCCTGTCAGGTCTATGTTCGCTGCGGCCGTGACGTTGAGATCACCAAGCGCACCTGTCGCGCTGACGCTCGTCAGTGACGCGGAACCGTTAACTCCGGCCGTCAGGGTTCCAAGCGTACCAGTCGCAAAGACGCCCGTCAGGTCTACATCGGCATTCGGATCGCCGATGCCCCATGCGCCTTCACCCCATGGCCCTATCCCCCACCCGGCCATGGTCGCCTCCTGCTATCAAACGAGCCGGATGATGGCGTTGCTGGCGTCGGCGGTCGGGAAGATGATGGTCAGGTCGCCGGCAGTCGCCGTCTTGTCCCCGCCGAAATTGAACACAGCCACGGCGCGGTCGGCGTTGGTGTCGTTGTACACCATGCAGCCCGAGGTGGTGATGGTGACGTTGGTGAACACCAGATCCGCGAAGTCAGTGAACGCCGTGGTGCCGGAACTGGTCGGGGTGACGTTGGTCAAAGCCGACCCGCCGGCCGTGTAGTTGGTACCGGAAGCCTCGTCGGCGCCCATGTCGGAATAGTTGGTGGTGCCTGCGCCGAACGTGCCGACGATGGACGCCGTGGCGCGGAACAGGGCCAGCTTGAAGCTGTTGCCCGTGCCGTTCGTGAAGTCATGCAGCGCCTGCATGAGCTCAACCTTGAAGCTTGTGCACATCGCCTGTGTAATGGCCATCAGAGTTTCCTTACCATCTCGGCGGCCTCGTCATGGCCCGCGTCCTTGAGAATGTTATACACCGTCGTGTTCTGGCTTGTCTGCGCCTGCGCAAAATAATGCCGAACCAGTGCAGCCATGCGCTCCTGCTGCGCCTCGGCGGCGGCGCGGATATCCGCCGGTATGTCGGGGCCGATGTAGATCAACTTCGGCATGATCATGCGCGTCAGCTCGTCAGGGTTCAACCCGCGCCCGCTGGTGACGATCGTTTCGACAGTGCCGAGTTGCGGGCCGGTGTTGACAGAAAGGCTCATGCTGCTTCAGGCTTTCTCTTTTCACCGCTGCGGTAGGTGTCCTTGCGGTCGCGCGATTCGCCGAGGTTCTTGAGGCCCTGGAGGCCGATCAGGAACTCCTGGTTGTAGGTGTCTGCCATGTTGTCAATGCCGCCGTTGCGCTTCATCCAGTTGCTGGACTCGAGCAGGGTGCCATAGAGCAGCGCCTTATAGGCGTTGACCGAAAGCCACGTGCCCGTCGGGACGTCGACGAGTGACTGCGGCTTGAAGAAATAATTGAGCTGCACCGTGTAATCGTCGTCGGGGGTGGGCCCGATGATGATCGTGGTGTTGTCGGGGTCGGCGTCGAACTGCGCGTAGACGAACGGCTCACCGGTGGCCGACTGCACCGGATAGACCTCGCGGATGTACTCGACGTCCTTGTTAAGCAGGAACTTCCATCCTTCAGCGCCAGCGTCAATCGACAGGCTGCTGGCGGCCAGGAAGCCGGTGGGCAATGTCAGGTATGGATTGCCGCTGGTCAGCGTGCCCGTCTGCGCGGCGCGAAAGAATGGCGCTTGTACTGTAAAAAATATTTGCTCTTCCGTGTTCTGGATGAACGTCGGAATCATCGCGGCAAAGGCGGCGTCGTCATTGGTCGTGTAGCTGATGACGTCCGCCGTCA